TGGAGCTAACCAGTCAGATCCTGAAACCAGACCCTGAATCCGTTCTGTAGGGGTCAGTAGGGGAGGAAGTCACGTAGGGCTGTCAAGAGGCCAAATTCCGTTCCCATGGCGTTAGGCCGACGGGTCAACTGGGCGCCCAGTTCATCGGGGACAAAATAAAAGATGCCACGGTCTAGTTGTGTCCCTTGACTTTCGCTCTCGGTAACTGGCTGCCCACTTGACCTGCGGGCCGGTAAAGCTGTAGAGACTGGTTTAACCAGTTGCTTTGCCCGAACCCTCAGGACCCGAATCGTGAAGGTGAACCCGGCAGCCATTCAGGCCCGGGAGCGGCATCGCCAGTGGCTGGACCTGCGTCGTCAGGGTGTCAGCTATGACGCCATCGCTCGGCAATTCGACTGCGCGCGCTCGACCGTATTCGAAGCCGTACGCAATCGACTACGCGACGTCACCGCGGAGCCAGCTCGTGAGCTTGTCGCTCTCGAAGCGGAGCGGCTCGATGAGCTCTGGCACGTCGCATTCGAGCAAGCGAAGGGCGGGGACCTCAGCGCCATCAGTGCCTGTCTGCGCATTCAGGAGAGGCGCGCAGCTCTCTTGTGTCTGGACGGTACCGAGCCTGACCAAGAAAACGAAAGCGTCGAAGTCGACGCGGAGAAGCTCGCGGAAATCCTGCGAGCGCATGGATACGAGGTAACGCGTGGCGAAGACAGCAACAGCTCTAGCGACAGCTCCGATTCCTCAGGTCGGTGAGCCCAAGCTCGACTGGCTCCAAGAGCAGGACTGCCGCGGTGTGCGGCTACCTGCCAATGTGATGCTCGCGAATGCAGCGGGTGCGTTGATGCTGGGCGACAGCTTCTCGAACCTCATGAGCATCAGCGGCATCGTGCAGCGGCTGACGTTTCACCCTGCGGGTTATGTCCGAGTCGAGGTGAAGACCGGGCAGGGGCCGCGCTACATGATTCTATTCGGCTCAGGGATGCAGCTCGAAGTAGGCATGCCGACTGAGCAGGACAAGAAGAAAATCGGGGGCTACGTATGAGCCCCGGAGCGGCATCATGAGCTTCCGAGCCTTCGCCGATAACGTGCTCCTGCAGCTCGAGCCTCTCGAGACTGAGACCAAGAGCGGGCTGGCGCTGGTGCAGGATGGCAAGGCCAGAAGCTTCGGCCATCGCACTGCCAAGGTGCTGTACAGCGGACCTGGTTACCGGTTCGAGCGTACGGGTGTGCTCTGCCCCAACGAGACGAAGCAGGGTGACCGCGTCGTCGTGGATGCCCTGTGCGGTGACCCGACAGCGCTGCACCGTACGCAGCAGTTCAAGGAGATGTTTGGCGACCGGGGCGAATTCCGCGTCGTGCGAGAGTCGGAAATCCTAGCGGTGCTCGAGGCTGAGTGATGCGCTTCCAGGTTCAGCCCGGCGCCGCCATCACCGAGTGCCTCGTAGACGGAGTCGTCGCTTCCGTCTCGGCTGGTCGGCTCCCCCGTGACGTGTTCGCTAACCCCAGGGACTGGGAAGACATCGTCAAGATTTACACGGCGCACCATCGCCCGACATTCGAGGTGCAGCGGTCCGAGGAGGGATTCCCATTCATCTCGGTGGCTGTGGCTGGACACTTCGTCCGCATCTTCTCCGACGCTCACTGTCCGAACGGCGGACTCCAGTTTTACTTCGGCGAGGCTGGGTGATGGCCACCTGCGGCTTCTGCAAGCCTAAGCCTGGCGAGGACTGCGCGAGCTGGTGCGGCGCCAAGCGCGGACGCCGAGGCTTCTTCAAGAAGATGGGCGCGCTCGTAGGTGGCGCAGTCGCGGCGTCTGTCGTGCCCAGAGAGGTCAAGGCGGAGGCGGAGGTCATTCCGGTCCATCCACCGGAGCCCCCGCCGCGCGGCCAGTGCTTCACCGGGGTTTACTACACGCTTGTTGAGGCCGAGCAGTACCTAGGCGTCCACTACCCGAAGATTGGGCCCAGGTGACCCGATGCTACCGGCTTACCGCGCTTGGAAAGGTGCTCAGGCTCTCTTGGTGGGGCTTTGCCTCGCCATGATGGTGTCGGTACCCAAGAGCGTCTACGCACGCGCTAGCCGCGCTGTGCAGCCGAGCTACCTGGAGGCGCTGCATCCCAAGCAGCAAGCCTTCGTGCTCGACCAGTCACGCCGCAAGGTGGCGCTGTGCGGGCGTCGTGCAGGCAAGAGCTATGGCCTGGCTGCGTGGTTTCTCGACGGGATGGAGAAGCATCCGCGAACCCGCTCGCTCTACGTCACGCTGACTCGGCCCAAGGCCAAGCAAATCATGTGGGATAAGGCCTTCCTGGAGCTCAGGGAGAAGTACAGCCTCCCCATTGAGCTACGGAGTCGCGAGGGCCAGCTGATGGTCGAGCACAAGAACGGCTCGAGCCTGTGGCTACTCGGCTGTGATGACCAGAAGCAGGTCGACAAGGTGCGCGGGGAAGCCTTTTTGCGTGCGGCCGTCGATGAGGCTCAGGCATTCCCCGACTACCTAAAAGAGCTGGTCGAAGACGCCATCCACTGGAGCCTGATGGACTTGCAGGGAGAGCTTGCAGTCACTGGCACGCCATCGCCGGTACCGGTCGGCTATTTCCACGACATCTCGAGCGGCATGGCGCAAGGCTGGGAGCCGCACCACTGGACCATCCTCGACAATGCACATCTACCCCACGGTGCAGCGGAGCTGGAGCGGACGCTCCAAGACCATTACAACGGTGACGAGAGCAACCCGACGTACCAGCGAGAAGGGCTGGGCCGATGGGTTCATGACCTGGGTGCGCTCATCTACCCGTTCGACCGTACGCGGAACGGATGGAGTGCTGAGACCTCTAACCCGTATGGCCTCCCGGATGGTGAGTATCGCTACGGGCTCGGCATCGACCTCGGGTTTAGTGAGAGCTCGACTGCATTTTGCCTTGCCGCTACCCGAGTCGGGACCGGTGAGGTGTACGTCCTCTCCGCCTACACCCGCAGCAGGCTCATTCCGACCGCGCTCGCGGTGCATGCTCAGGCCGTACGCGAGCAGGTCACCAAGGAGACGCGCGGACAGGGCCTGACCATCGTCGTCGATGAAGGCGCTCTCGGTCGCGGATACGCCGAGCAGATGCGCACGATGGGTGTCGGCTGCATCCCTGCCGAGAAGCTGAACAAGCGCACCTATCAGGAATACGTACGCGGCCTGATTCTGAGTGGCGCTTGCAAGGTCGACTACTTCGGCAAGTCGCGCGCGCTGCTCGACGAGACCAGCGTGCTCCAGTTCGACCCGGAGACGGGCACGGAGGACGAGCGCTACACGCGGCACTGTGCCGATGCGTTTCTCTACATCGTCCGGCACCTGCTTCCGCGCTACGAGCCTGAGGAGAATGAGCCTGAGAGGGGTTCGCCTGAGTGGTACGCGCGCGAGCAGAAGCGCCTCAGGGCTGAGACGATGGCTCGTATCGAACGCAAGCGAAGGGGTGACCGCTGATGCTCTCCTCTCCCTGGCACAAGAAGAAGGCCTCCGAGATGGGCTCCGAGGTCGCAAGCCTCATCGAGACCTACAAGAAGGAGCAGGCCGGGAGGCGCAACCAGTACATTCGCAACCTCGAACTGTACGAGGGGCGGCACATGAACGGGTACAGCGCTCACTCGTACATGTCGGACACCACGACAGCGAAGTTCGAGCGGGACCGGCTGCGTCTCGTGCGCTCGGCAGTCTCCAGCGCCGTCGCTAGCATCTACGCGCCGCAGAAACCCAAGCCTACCTTTCAGACGCTAGGAGCTACCTGGGCCACGAGGCGCAAAGCCTATCGGTTGGACCGCATCTGCGAGGGTGTGCTGCAGCAACGGCAGGGCCGAAGCGTCAACGTCTGGACCTTCGTCATGGATGCCGCCGTCGATGCGGTGCTCCAGGGCTGCTGCCCCATCAAAATCACTGCGGACCTGCAGAACAAGCGCATTGCACACGAGCTCGTCCCGCATCCGGACCTGTTCGTGGACCCGTGCGAGGGCAGAGCACCGAAGAACCTGTTTCAGCGGGCTCCGCTCGACGAATCAGTGGCGATGGAGCTGTTTCCCAAGCACGAGAAGGCCATCAAGGGCGCGCAGCCGTACGAGTGGTTCAGTCGCGCCAACTCGAATGCGCCGCGCGCCTCGAAGATGATTGAGGTCCAATACGCCTGGCGCCTCCCGGACAGCAAAGACGAGGCCGGCAGGTGGTGCGCAGTCATCAACGGCGCGACTGTCGACCATGGCGACTGGACTGCACCCGCATTCCCCTTCGTGTTCCTGTACTGGGAGTACCATCGCGATGGGTTCTGGGGCTCGGGCATCGTCGAAGAAGCTGGGGACCTCGTGGAAGAGGCTGGCGACGTCGACCTGCGGCTGTGTCTACGCGAGCGCATCGCAGCCAAGAAGCAGGTCTTCTACCAGCGCGAATCGCTGAACCCCAACGACCTGACCGGTAACGATGCGGTGACCTACATCGCCACCGAGCCCGGCTCGCCTCCACCGACTGAGCTGCAGACGCCACCGTTCCATCCGATGGAGATGGAGCTACGGCAGAACAAGATTTCGGATTGCTGGGAAGCGTGGGGCCTGTCGCAGGTGAGCGCGGCAGCACGGAGAGAGCCTGGCGTGCAGTCGGGTATTGCCATGCTGACCTTGAACGACACGAAGGCAGGCCGGCAGCTCCCGAAGGCACAGCGCTACGAGCAGCTCTATGTCGACCTGGCTCACCAATACGTCTGGCGCTTCCGCGAGCTCGGTGAAGACGACCCTGACTTCGCCATCACCTGGCCTGGCCGCTCCCTGCTTCGCCAGTACAAGTGGTCGGACGCAGACGTCGACGACGAGGAGTTCACGGTATCGGTCGCGGCTGGCTCTCAGCTCCCGCATGACCCTGCAGGCCGTCAAGAGATGGTGCAGGAGATGTACAAGGCCGGGCTGATTTCGCAGGACAGCGCACGCGAGATGATTGGCCAGCCCGATATCGACCGGGAACTGGAGAAGGCCAACTCGCAGAGCGAATACGTCGACATGCTCATCGAGAAGTACCTGGATGCCGAGCGCGACAGCTGGGCCGCGTACGACTACGAAGCGCCCGAAGGCTTTCTCTTCAACAAGGTCTCTGCCCTCATGAGCTTCGGCTCCGCGTGGGCCCGAGCGCGCATCGACATGCAGACCCTCAAGCCCGAGGAACGCGCGAAGGCTGAATTCAACGTGAGCCTGCTCGTGCGCTACATCCGCGAGCTCGACCAGCTGATGAAGCCCGAGGTTGCGCCGGCGCCTCCCGGTGCTCCGCCTGGCGCTCCTCCTGGCCCGATGCCTCCCGGTCCTCCCGGCATGCCTGGCCCTCCGAGTGGCCTGCCACTCCGTCCACCGGGGACGCCTACGCAAGCCCTACCCCCGCCGCCGGCTCCGCCTCGCGCGGCCTGAAAGGTAACTGATGGCTGATTCTGTTGCAGACACACCCGCCATGCCGACTTCGAACGGCGTTCAGCCTGTCACCGGGCAGAGTGGCGAGAGCTTTGCCGAGACCTGGGCCCGCGTCGAAGCCTCCACACCCGATGACGAGAGCGCCTCAGAGCCCTCAGGAGAGGCTGAAGCAGCGCCAGCCGCATCAGCGCCCGCCGAGACTGCAAAGCCTGCCGAAAAGGCAGCCAAGGGCAAGAAGAGCGTTACCCCGGGTGGTGACGCCATGGAGCAGCTGCAGAAGCTGGCCAAAGACCTGAACCTAGAAGTCGTGGGCGGCAAGGTACTGCCGAGTGAGCGGAACGAGTTCAGGGAATGGAAGCGAAAGCAGACCGAAGGGCTGAAGGTCCAAGAGCAGCAGCGCCTTTCCAAGATTGAAGAGCGGGAGAAGGGGCTCGATGAGAAGCTGAAGAAGTCTGATGCCGTGCTTAAGGCTCAGGCTGATGGCGACTACGAGGCGCTAGCCAAGGCGCTTGGGCACGAGAGCTGGGACAAGCTCCAAGAAGACTACATCGCGCGCGTGTCCGACCCTCACTACAAGCGCATGCGTGAGCTCGAAGCCTGGAAGGCGGAGCAGACGGAGCGCGAGGAGAAGCAGAAGGCCGAGCTCGAGCAGCGCCAGAAGCAACAGCAGCACTTGCAGGGCATCGCCGAGTACAAGAAGAAGCTCGCGGGCGGCATGGCTCAGAGCAAAGACCCGGTGTTGCAGGCGATGGGCGATGACCCCGAGTTCGTCAACATCATCTTTCAGGTCCTCAAGGAGAATTTCGACCCGGACGACACCGAGGGCGGCACTCTGACCCCAGAACAGGCGCTAGATAGGGCCCCCAGGGGTGCACAGCGCACAGTTCGGCAGACTCTGACCCTGCTTCGCGACCGCTTGAACAAAGGCTTCGGTGGCGTACCCGCAGCGGCGGCGCCTGCTACCCCCAAGGGTGACAAGAGGCCGGGGCCCAAGTCTGCACCAGTGCCACCAGGCAGGACCAGCGACGCGAGCCCGGAGAAAAAGAACATGTCGTTTGCCGAGCGAGCCGCGTACGAGCGCCGGCGTTTGAACGAGGCTGCAGAGGCGGACCGCCGCGCGGAGCTGGAAGGGAAAGACCTTTGACGCACGGGCCGATTCGAGTATGATAGTTTGAACTCAAAGCGCCCGAGCGCTTCTAATACTCGTGACAGTCGCCCCGGCGACTCAAAACCCGGTGAGAGCCGCCCGGGCGGCAGTGAAGACCCGAGACAACCCCGAACGCGCACTTCGCGCGAACGCCGAAGGAATGTCTCATGGGCGCTTCTACAGTCACCACGTACGCAGCGGTTTTGAAAGAACGATACGAGGACAGCTCGATCGTCGAAAAGCTCGTCTACTCGGACAACGTCTTGCTCTCGATGCTCGAGAAGAAGGGCGACACCGGGATGAGCGGCGACAGTCTCAAAATCCCGCTATTTTACGGCAATCCGCAGGGCGTTGGCGGCGCGTTCGCCACGGCGCAGACCAACGTTTCAAACACCAAGTCGATCGCTTGGGACATCGAAGCGGGCAACTACTTTGGCGCCGTGCAGATCGGCGACAGGGTGATGAGTGCGTCGCGCAACAACGCGGGCGCTTACCTCGAGAACAAGACCGTCGAAATCGATGGGATTTGGGAGACCGCAGGCGAGAGCTTGAATCTCTACTCTTGGGGCAACGGTGGCCAGGCGCTGGGTCGCATCGCCTCGATTCAGAACACGAACGACGTGTACCTGGTCGACGCCTCCGACATCCAGAACTTCGAAATCGACATGTTGGTGGTCGCATCCAACAACGACGGCTCGACGTCGACGGATGCGCTCATCGACTCGTCTGACCAGACCATCGTCACGGCTGTGAATCCGAACGCTGGTTACTTCACCATCAACGTCTCGCATCTGTCGGGCTTGGCGGCAGGTGACTACCTGTTTCGCGAGTCGGACTTCTTCGGCGATACGGGCACGGTCGTCATCAAGGGCGTTCAGTCCTTCATCGCGGCCAGCGACACGCCTCCAACCCTGTGGGGTGTCAGCAACACCACTCGGGCGACGCATCCGCAGCGCTTGGGAGGCTGCCGCGTGCCGAATACGGAGCTGCAGGGCAAGAGCTACGAAGACCGGATCAAGATCCTCCTGGCCCGAATGGCAGGCCGATACAAGGCCAAGATGCCCACGGCTGGGTTCATGCATCCGGAGAACTTCCAGGTTCTTGAAACCCTGATGAGCGCTCGCGGCATCCGTCCTCTCGAGGACAGCGAGACGAAGTTTGGGTTCACGAAAATCAGCATCGCGACCGGTGGAGGGACGATTCCCATCTACTGCGACCGGCATTGCCCTCGTGACCAGTTCTTCGCGCTCAAGATGGACGACTTCTGGATTTCCTCGATGGAGGAGCTCATCCACCCGCAGAACAAGGATGTCCTGGAAATCCTCCGCGGCGCGACTACCACGGACTACGAATACCGGATCATCTCCTACCCATTGCTGGGCAACCGCGCTTGCAAGAACAGCGGGCGCGTCTCGCTGGC